TTTCACCGCGTCGGTAACGCGAGAAATCAGGCTGGTTGATACATCCGCATCATAGAGTTCTTTGAACATTTCAACGATTTCCTGATTACTTAACCCCTTGGCATATAAGGCAATAATCTGCTCATCCATTCCTGTGATGCGGGTTTGGTTTTTCTTGATAAGTTGCGGTTCAAAGGTGCCGTCACGGTCACGAGGCGTCTCAATTTCTATCTCACCTTCATCACAAATGACGGTCTTAGATGTGTAACCGTTACGTGCATTTTTACCTTTTCTAGGCTGATGTTTTTCATAACCAAGATGGTCGGTCAGTTCACCATTTAACGCAGCCTCGACGGTGATTTTCTTGAGCATCCGTGAAAATTGATTGAGGTCTTCTGGTGTTTTTAGGTTTTTGGCAAATTCCGCTGCCAAGGCGTGAAGTTGTTTTTCGTTCATAATAAAATACCTGTGTCTGAATGTATTATCTCAGAAACAGGTATTTACACAAATTGTGGGAGAGGCTCCACAGAAACAGAACTAAGCAAGGTTGATGGCTCTATTGTTCCTATGGATGTAGAGAAAGTTTGTTTTGAGCCTCACGCAGCAAATAAAGCACTTGAGCTATTAGGTAAACATCTTGGTATGTTTAAGGATAAAGTCGATGTAACAAACTCTGACGGCTCACTTCGTCCTACTATTATTGAGTTGGTCGCTCCAGATGAAAGTACAACTTAATCTCCCCCCTAAACTTATTCCTGTGTTTACTCGTCAGGATGTGCGTCATCGTGGTGCTTATGGTGGGCGTGGTTCGGCTAAAACACGCACTTTTGCCAAGATGACCGCTGTTGTTGCGTATCAACGGGCAATGCAAGGCGAAAGCGGTGTCATTTTGTGTGGTCGTGAGTTTATGAACTCGTTGGAAGACTCGTCATTAGAAGAAATTAAGCAAGCTATAAGAAGTGAGCCATGGTTGGCTGATTTCTTTGAGGTTGGCGAGAAATATGTACGCACAAAGTGCGGTCGAATTTCCTATATTTTTACAGGTTTACGGCACAATCTTGACAGTATTAAATCAAAAGCACGGATTTTACTTGCGTGGATTGATGAAGCAGAAAGCGTGAGCGAAATGGCGTGGCGGAAACTTCTGCCTACGGTGCGTGAAAACGGTTCGGAAATTTGGTTAACGTGGAACCCTGAAAAGAAAGGTTCGGCAACGGATTTACGCTTTAGACAACATCAAGACGAAAGTATGGCGATTGTTGAAATGAATTATAGCGATAATCCGTGGTTTCCTGATGTATTAGAGCAAGAACGTTTAAGGGATAAAGCCCGTTTAGATGATGCGACTTATCGTTGGATTTGGGAGGGGGATTATCTTGAAGAAAGTGAGGCTCAAGTCTTTAGAGGAAAATATCAGGAACTTGAGTTTAAGCCTTTACCTGATTTTGAGGGGCCTTATCACGGGTTGGATTTCGGTTTTGCTCACGACCCAACCGCAGCGATTAAATGCTGGGTGTTTAATGATGAATTGTATATTGAATATGAGGCTGGCAAAGTTGGGTTAGAGCTTGATGATACAGCTACATTTTTGCAGAAAGGTATTGCTGGCATTGAGCAGTATGTGATACGAGCAGATTCAGCAAGACCTGAGTCTATCAGCTATTTTCTTGCTCAAAATCGACCGCTTGAAGTGGTGCCAGTTGTGCCATTTATTACGAAAGAAAGCAATGTGTTTGCATTAGGTGAACCGCCGTTGCTTGAATTAGCCTATTTGAATGTTAAGCATTGGCAATCACAATCCGATCAGGACAACATTTTAAATACCGCTCGTGTGCCGTTATTAGGGATTTTCTCTGATACTGAAGTCAATAAGCTACAAGTTGGTGGCAGTGCGTTGCATTTACCTGCAGGTTCTCAAATTGCTTATATCGAACATTCAGGTAATGCGATTAACGCAGGGCAAGACAGTTTGAAAGAGCTGGAAAGCCAAATGCGTGTTGCCGGGGCGAAACTCTTAGATAAAACCGTGTTAGCAATGACAGACAGTCAAGCCAAAGAAGAGCAGGGCAAAGAAATCAGTTTATTGCGACTGTATGCGAATAAATTTGAAGATGCGTTAGATTTAGCTTTGGAATACGTTGGGTTGTGGTTGGGTGTTAATGATGTCGGTAAGGTGGAAATTAGCGGTAACATTGATGACGATCTCGATCCAAATGCCTCAATGGATATGGTCATTAAAATGCAACAAGCAGGCACACTTTCAAAACAAACCGTATTTAATGAAGCAAAACGCCGTGGGTTGATTAGCGATAATGTGGAATGGGAAGATGAACAGGCTCGCTTAAATGAAGAGGGGGTAGAATATGATCTTGAGTTCGCAGGACAAGCCGAAACAAAGCCTGAATAGTCGTATTGCATACGCATTAACTGATCGCAAAATTCTGCATTTTCGTTATGATGCACATCTTAGACAGCAGGTAATGAAACAGTTGAGTAAAACACAACGTGAGTTGCTCAATCGTTTAGCTGCTGCAGGTGTGGATGCTTTACCTAAAAAGCAATTAGACACACTGCTTAAGGAGCTTAAGCAAGAAGTGGCAAAAGTCTATCAAGAAATGACCGCTTACACGCAAGACGAGTTAAGCGGTTTTTTTGCGGCCGAAACCCAACATATTCATCAGCTTTATAATGATGAAGTCGGCTTTGATTTTTTAATCAAGTGCCTGAATATAAGCGAAAAGCGAATAAAACCGCAACGATTATTGCAGGTTCGCCTTTAGAAGATTGGTGGGCAAAGCAAGGAAATGATTTTGCCTTTAAGTTTGAGGGAATTATTCGCCAAGGGTTGTTAGACGGTCAGCAAACAAGTCAAATGCTTACTGATGTTAAGCATTTGATGAATACGTCTCGCAGACACGCTGAAACCTTAGTCATTACTGCAGTGGCTAAAGTGGCAGATAAAGCTCATCAAGCCTTAAGAGATGAAAACCTTGATATTTTGGCAGGAGAAAAACACCTTTCTACACTAGACACACGAACATCAACAGTATGTCAATTAAGAGATGGGTTAATGTGGGATTTAGATAAAAAGCCGATAGACCACGATGTACCTTATCAACGACCGCCTTTACACCCACGTTGTCGCAGTATTTTACAGCTTGTAACCAAGAGCTGGAAAGAGCTTGGGATTGATGCGGAAGAAATGCCGTCAAGCACAAGAGCAAGTCAAGATAGTCCTGTATCAGAGCAGATTAACTACGAAAATTGGTTGAAAAGCAAATCGCCAGAGCAACAAGACCAAGTATTAGGTAAAGGCAAGGCGGACTTATGGCGTAGAGGTGTAATTACTTTTGCGGATATGTTGGATCAGAGCGGTAGACCGTTGACTTTGGCAAATTTAAATGCAAAATTTAATACTCAAGATGGAGTAATAAAACAAATGCGTTCAAATTGGTCAGACGATTTTCCCGATACAGTTATAGATAGAAAATTAGGTGAGGCAACATCTCACCCTCTTTATGAATTAGCCAAAAGAGGGGGTATTGATGCAGCTTACCATTTGGCAAAAGATCTTGTTTCAGATGAAGCAATTGATAAATTGCGTAAAATCATCGCTGGTCGGAATGTTATTATTGTTCCAGTTCACGCTGAAGAAGCTGTTGGTAGAAATATGATTCCTGTAGCAACTGCTACAGTGCTAGCGAAGAAATTGAATGTAAAAGTCGATCTTTCCATTGTTCAAGCAACTAAGGTTTCTAGAACAGCAGGTGATGGTTGGCATAGATTGATTTATTCCCCTGCATTTGATGGAGAATATCCTAAAGGTCAACTGGCTATTATTCTCGATGATACTCAAACGCAAGGTGGTACATTAGCCAGCCTTAAAGGGTATATTGAGCAACAAAATGGCAAAGTTGTTGGTGCTTATGCTTTGACAGGAAAACAATATTCTGTACAATTACGATTATCTAAAGAAACACTGAATCAATTGAGGGAAAAATATGGCAGTATTGAACACTGGTGGACAGAAGAATTTGGCTATGATTTCTCAAAACTCACAGAATGGGAAGCGAGATTTATCCTCAATTCACGTAAGACAGCTGACGAAGTCAGAAATACAATCATTGCGAGAAAGCAAGCGTGAAGCCTATGAAAGAATGATGAAATTAAATTAAGTAGAGCTATTTCCGTTGTAGCTCCCTTTCTCATTTTGTGGAGCTACAATTATTAACCTAGCCTAAGTGCTAGGTTTTTTTATACCTAAATTTCAACCGAACTGCTTATACAGCAATGTATAAGCGGTTTTTTATTATCCACGTTTCGGAAGAAACACAAACTCACTTAGGAAGGAAATCCAAATGAAATTAAAACTCGATGAAAACGGCAATGTTGTGGTTGTAGATGGCAAACCTGTGTATATCCACGATGACGGGAAGGAAATCCCTTTTGATGCACCGCAAGCAATGCA